AATCCGCGCCCTCGCCACCCAAGCCATCTCTTGGGGAGTTGTTGCAGCAAAAGATTAAACGGGACGCAGCACTAAGCGTGAGCGACCAGGACGAGCGGGCGCTGTTCGAGGCGGCATGGCGCAAACGCTACCAGATGCCCGATGAACTGCCATTCTCAAAATTCGTGCAGGGCCAGTATGATGCTCCGGCTGTCGACGACGCATTCACTGGCTGGCAGTTGGCCCGTTCTCTCGCCCATAGCGCTCAAGCCGCGCAGGGCAGCGGGGTGCAGGCTGATCTGCTGCGCGAACTGCGTGCGGCCCGGCGCGCGCTTCGACAGATCAAGCGCGCAAGCAACCAGTTCACCGAGGCGCGCGAGATCAGCACCAAGGCCGAGAAGCGCGCGACCGCGGCCATCCTCGCCGCCAGCCCTGCGCCATCGGCAGCACCGGCACATGGGCAATGGGTCAGTGTCAAGGATCGCCTGCCGCCGCGTTGGGGCGAAAGGTACTTCAGCGAATCCGTTCTGATTGTCGATATGGACAGCCGATATCCTCACGTACGCATGTCGGAACTGAACTTCGATGGTGACGAGCCGACTGTCTGGACGGGCGCAGCGCCGACGCACTGGATGCCGCCGCCGGCGCTGCCGGGCGCCGCACCGGCGCAGGTAGCGCAGGCACTGACGCGCTGCGCCGCCGGCCGCGACGGAGAATGCGGTCACGCGCAATGCCCGCAGCTGCGCGACGGCGAGCCGGCGGCAACCGGGCGCCACTGCCCGCTCGATAGGGAAGGTGGCCACCATGCCGATTAGACCTGAGAACCGCGACCGCTACCCGGCTAACTGGAAGGACATCCGGGCCGCGATCTTGGCGCGCGCCGGCAACTGCTGCGAGAAATGCAAGGTGGCGAACGGTGCACGCGTTGCGCGCGGTGCCGGCCGGTTCACGGACACGTACATGACCAACGACGCGGAAGTATTCGACGCTGAAACTGGCGAGAGCCTGGGCCAAGTGCGGATGGGCGACTACGAAGTCAAGAATATGGTCGACATCGTGCTCACGATCGCCCATCTCGACCACGTGCCCGAGAACTGCGCGCCGGAGAACCTGCGCGCATGGTGTCAGCGCTGCCACCTGCGGCACGACGCTGCGCACCATGCTGAGACGGCGCGCGCGACACGGCGCGGCCGGCTGGCGGTGGCGGACTTATTTGAAGGAGAACATGGATGATCGAACGAGGGAAAGACCGGCGCCAGTCGCGCGCGTGGTTCAGCAGCCTGACGCATGAACGGCGCTGCGGCTTTGACCGGCGCGCGTGCACGGTGCCGCTGGAGTGGCCGTCGGCCACGCTACCGGGCGCGATCCGGCCGGGCGTGGGCGAGGTGGCGCCGGTGCGCGAGCGGCGCCGCGTGCCTGGTGCGGGCGAGGAATAGGAGAAAGACGAGATGAGCGAACAGGAAATGATCCAACAGGTAGCCGCGGCGATCGCGGCGCAATTACAGCCGCCGGTGCCGGTGCAGATCGACATGTGGGACGTCGCCACCATTGCGCGCGTCCTGAAGCGCAGCGAAACGCAGGTGCGCAACCGCATGATCTGCCTGCCAGACTTCCCGAAGGCGATCCGCCTGCCGGTAGCTGGTGGGGGCCGCGGCCAGCCGCTGTACCGCGCCACCGAAGTGCTCGACTGGATCGGAAAGTACCAGGACCGGCATTGACGAGCCATGGGCGACGGTTCAGTCGAGCCGCGCCGCAATCTCCTCGGCAGATTCGTTGTAGTAGATTTGCAACTTCTTCAAGTCCCGGTGCCCCGTCATCCGCGCGAGGTCGAGCACGTGCAGCTTCTTCGCCAGACGCGTGATCGCAAGATGGCGGGTGTCGTGGAAAGTGGCCCCGTCGATCCCGGCGCGTTCGCGTGCCTTGCGGAAGAGGGCATCGAGCGATGCGGATGTGACGCCGAACACGGTCCCACCTTCCTCTGGCTCGGGCAGCAGCTTCAGCAGCGCGGCCGCTCGCGTCGACAACGGCACAGCCCGCTTCGTACCGTTTTTCGTTTTTGGCAGCGTCGCCACGCGCCCGGCGATCTGCGCCGGCATCAAGCTACAAATTTCCCCCGCGCGCATCGCAGTCTCGATCGCAAACAGAAACGCGATCCCGACGCGCTGCGTGGTAGTTTCAACGGGCTCGGCCTGGTCGACGTCTATGCCCAGCGCGGCGCAGAGGCGCTCTACCTCATCCTCGCTGTACAGGCGATCACGCGATGGTGGATCGGCTGGCCGGCGCACGTCCGTGGTCGGCGACTTCGCGATCCACTTCCACTCTTTGGCGGCACTGTTGAAGACGTGCGACAGCAGATTCATGTCCCGATTCACGGACGAGCCCAGCACCTTGTCGGCGAACCCCTTTTCCTCGGTGCCGGTCAGCCGCTGGTCGCGCCATTTCCCCAGAACTTCTGGCGTTACATCGAGCAGCTTCCAGTCCTTGAAGGGCACGCCGTCGATGAGCATGCGCCCGATCGCGGCTAGGCGGATCGCCTCTTTCTCGTGGCCGGCCTTGTGCACGGACACCTCTTTCTCATAGCGCCGGAATGCCTCGTCGACGGTGCGGCCGCGTTGCACGCCGGCCGTTTTATCAGTTCGGATCTCCGTCTCGCGCTGAGCCGCCCACGTGCTGGCCTCGGCCTTGGTCGGGAAGGTGCGCGATTCGCGCACGCCCCGTATCGCGACCTGAACCCGCCAACCGGTCTTTTCTTTCGAAAACGATGCCACCTTTCCCACTCCATGCTCAACATTACGCGCGTAATTATGGCGTAAATTACGCGTAATGGTTACGTGAAATTAGGTGTTGAAAGGTATAAATGGTTGAATTCAAAACTGGCCGAGTTTGGCCATAAGTGCTTGATCTGTATTGAAAAGATACGAGACGAGGGGATTTGGTAGAGGGCATCGTGGTGCCCGGAGCCGGAAACCGAAGCCCAGCAATATCAATAGCTTAGAGGTGGCGCGCGTAAATTACGCGAAATGCCGAAACAGGTTTCCGGGTGGTGGTTCGGTGCCTGACCATTTTACAGCACCGTGACCGCCGCCCCGTCGGAGGTTGCGATGACGGTGTCCGCATGCTCCGGCACCATTTCGCGCCGCGGCTGCACCGGTCGAGCCTGGCCGATTTGCATGGGCAGGAACAGCAGCTCGTCGCGCACCGGGCCCTGCCGCTTCACGAAGCCGATGTCGATCCCGCCCGCCGCCGGCTTTACGCTCAGGCGCAGCGGCGCGGGCGACGCGTCCGAGGCGGCCGCCAGCGGGCGCATCATGAAGAACAGCGTCTCGCCGGCCTGCGCGGCCAGGTGCAGACGCCGCAGGTTGTCGGCGCGCACGGGCCGGTACCGCGCACTGCCCGCGCCGACTTGGTCTGGCCAGAACAGCAGGGCGCCGCAGCTCCCGCTGCGCAGCACCTGCTCGGCTGCCCACATCATGTCGCCCGTGCGCTCGGCGCGGATCCACAGGATCGATTCCGGTGGCAGGCCCAGCGCGGCCAGGGCGATTGCCTGCGGCGCGTGCGGTGGCTGCAGCAGCACGACGCGGCGCTCGGCCACCGTCCGCAGCGCGGGCGCGAGCAGGCGCATTTCCCCGATCCCGTTCTGCTGGAGCAGCAGGTCGACCAACGTGCCCATCGGCCAGCCGCCGCCCGGCAGCTGGTTCGATAGGCTCGGATACCCCGTCTCGACGCAACGCGTGCGACTGCGCGCCAGCTGGGAAGCTCGCCACAGCGCCGGGTGAAGCGCTTCGGGATCGGGGAGTGTTGTCATTGTTGCCTCAAAAATACTGTATGCGTGTACAGTATATCAAGGTCGGGATTGAACGTTGATCAACATCACGGACGTACCGTGCGTCAACGGCATGATGGGCGCATGGACCGCCCGAATACCGAACTCGCCAGCGCCGTCGACGAAGCGCTGAACATAGACGACGTGCGCACCGCGGCTGCGTTCTTGGTCAGCCGGGGCGCGGGCTTCGCGCTCACCTGCCGGGTGCTGGCTGAGCCGGCGCGGCGGCGGGCGGCAGCGACGACGACGGCGCCGGCAGCACGCGAACCACGCGCCCGTCCGTCGTCTGCATGACGAGCTGCTGCTCGGCCGGTGTGATGACGTGGAAATCCATCACGGCTTCGCGTTCACTGCCCGGCAGGCTTCGAAGTCGTCAAGGACTTCGGCGTATCGCCGCACGAGGCCTGCAATTGCCGCTCCGTGGCCGAGAACGTCAGCAGCAGCCTCCGGCACAAGGTCCGGTCCGCCTCCGTCAGCTGCAGGCGCGCCGGCAGCGGGTCGATCTGCGGCCGCCGAGGCGGGCTGTACGGGGCTGGCCGCTGGGCAGCGCAACCGGTCATCGCCAGCGCGCACACGGCGCTGAGCATCAGCAAGGTTCGATGCATATTCCTGTTCCTTTCGAAATGCCGCAGTGTCGCGGTCCAGCAACTGGGCCCGGAGGCCCGATTCGATGGCGAGATGGGCGGTCTCGGCGCTGTTGCGCGCTTCCTTGCCGGCGGCGACGGCAGCCGCATACCCGGCGTCGTACCGCTCGGTGCCGTAGTGGCGCAGACCGATCCACGCGCCGGCGACGAGCAGCACGGCCAGCACGACGGCTACCAGCAGGCGTTCCAGCGCGCTCATGAGTGGACCTGGTCGTAGAAGGCCAGGTTCCGGCCGCGCATGATGTCGATCAGCTTCTTCGCGTAATCCGGGTCCGTGGCGTAGCCGGCCGCCTGCAGCTCGCGCGCCCAGCCAGCGCCGTCGACCTGCTTGAAGCACTTCGCGTAGCGCGGGTTCTTCAGGAGGAACTGCGCGTGGTCGACCATGCTGGCCAGCCAGCTGTCGTAGCGGCGGAACTTGTCGACGAGGCCGACATCCTTGCCGTCCAGGTGCTCGGTCGTCGCGAAGCTGACGGTCGGGCCGGTCCACGACTTGTCCGCCTTGATGCCGAACAGGTTGTTGCCGATCGCGCGCGCGCCCCACGAGGATTCGAGCGCGGCCTGGGCCAGGGTGATCGAGGCCGGGATTCCGGTCTTGCGCTGGCAGTCCTGCGCGGCCTGGGCCAGCATGCCGATGAAAGCGCTCGGGGGCATCACATCATCTCCTTCGCGGCCTTGATGGCCGCAGCGCCGTCCTGCAGCACCTCGCCCAGGTCCTTGTCGCGGCGGTTATCGACCCAGCGGTAAAACCAGCCAAACAGCCACCACGCGGGCAGTGCGGCGAACACGAGGAACGGCGCGGCCGCGATCAGCACTCCGGCTTGAGGATCGCCGTAGAGCTGGCCGAGGTCCTGCGCCGAAGCGAACATGCCGGGCCACTGCGCGCGTGCCGCGAACGCGAGCGCCGGGCCCAAGGTGAAGCTGCAGAAGAGGGCGCTCGCGAAGCGGACGAACGCCTCGCGCAGGGTTTTGGGCCAGAGGAAAAGGAAGCCCAGCGCCGTGGCGGCCGCGCTGGCGAGCACCGTGGCGCCGAAGAATTTCAGGGCCGCGGCCCCGGCGCCGGTGGTGAGGGGTTCGCTCATGTTATGTACTTTCATGTTGTGATGGTGGTGGGTTGGCAAACGATCACGAACCCTGCGGGCCAAGAAACCTGGCTTGGAATCGTGTAAGCGAGTTGCCGGCACTGACGGTTGCCGGCACCGAGGTATACACGCGCACTTTGAAACGCGTGCCGACGCCATTTACCGGCAATATCACCGGCGTGCAGCCCACGGTTGCCGGATCGGTGGAAGCTGCAAGCCCACGGTCGAACAGCACGGCAGCGACGCTGCCAGTGTCCAAGTCGTAGAGGTCGATGTAGTACCGTCCAGCCGTAATGGGAGCCTTGAACGTGACCGCCACTGTCATCTCCGCCGTTCCCGGGCGTTGCGGAAAATAGCTTCGTTCCGTCGCTGGCAAGTACACCCACCCAGGCGGTGCCGAGAAAGAGTCGAAATCGATATACGTAAAGTTCGTGGCCGGAATTGCTGTCTCGACGGTTGGGCTGGCTAAGTAAAGACCTACGTTGGGCTCATACGGACGGAGTCGACGGTTCTTGTCGACGGCTTTCGAATCCTGGGCCATCGCCTGCAGGAACGTGTCCGCAAGATAGCGCTCACCGATGATGGTCGGATGCACTTCCGTCGGGTTGTTCGCTAGGCCGTGCGCAGCCGGGTCATAACCGCTCGACACGTCCACGAACATAATGTTCAGCCCATCGCGTACCAGCTCAGCACACACCTCACGGTGAATCTGGTTGTACATGTCCACGACCGCGTCGCTGCTCAGCTCGTGCGAATAATCGAGCATGCGCACGGTATTCCCGGAAAATACGGTCGGACACGGGTAATAGACATTTGCTCCGCCGTTGCCGGCGATGTAGTCCAAGTAGAACTGCCCGCCACTCACGTGGGTGATCTTCACGGAGTGCTGCTTCGTGCTTTGCAGGCCGGCGATACGAATCACGTCCGGGCCATACGTCATGCCTTGCGACGACGCTGACCATGCCGTATTGGTGAACGTGCCGTAGTCCCGGCCATCGATCTCGACACGGAATACGGCCGGCGTCGATGTGCTGCGCGTCTGGCCGATGTAGACGGTGTCCCCCTTCACGTAAGTCAAGGCAGTGGAGCCTACGGTAAGGGTGAATTTGCTCGTGCTCTTGTTAGCGTACACGCTTCCCAGGACCGACCACGAGCCGGTGTAGATCATCGCCGGGGAGTTGGCGAGGATCTTCGCGTTCGCCGGCAGGGCCAGCCACGTGAGCATGGCGCGGAGACTGCCGCGGTACGTTGCGAGACCGTTTGCCGATGATCCGTACACCCTCCCATCGTTGTAGCCGGTCATCGTAATAAACACGTCGTCCGGCCCCGTCATCGTGTTATAGATGTTCGACCCGAGGTCGATCACCAGGCCGCCGGAGATCGCCTTGTTCGTCACTGGCAGGCCGGTCGCGCGCGAGATGAAGTTGATGTAGTTTTCGGTCGTGTAGCTGCCGCTCGAATCGATGCCGTAGGTGTAGCTGTCGCCGAACGCGGTGAGCTTGTTGCCGCGATATGTCAGCGCGCGCAGCTGGGCTCCGACAGTAGTTGCAACAGCTTGGGATCCTTGTTGATGGCCTACTCCATCTGATCCGGTGGCCGCAATCAGGTCACGCTTGTCGACAGCATTGACGATCAAGTCAACGCCATCGGGAGCCGTGAGCGTATCGATGAAGTCATTTATACCGAGTGGATCAGTATTGTAGTTGTCGACCGTGTAGATGGTGTTCCCGAGCGCGTCCTTGAGCACGATCTTGTATGCTCCGTCCCAGAAGATCAGCGCAGAACCCGTCGAGTCCAACGTGATAGGATTCGTGTTCGGGATCGTCCCGGCCGCATCTTGCCAAGTCGTCTTCGGCGTCGACGTCCCTGCGATGTACGTGTACAGCTTCCCGCCGATCAGCGGGATCGTGGTGCCGGGAATGAAATACTGCTGCTTCGCGACAGGCATCAGGCTTGCCATGTTTATCCTCTGGACGTAAAAAAGCACCTCTTGGGGTGCTGGAAAAAGAAAAGCCGCACGAGGCGGCTTACTTCGGGAACCAGTTATGGCCCTTCTTGTGCTGTGGTTTGTCGTCTATTTCTTGATCGAGGTGTTCCGTGGCGTCGGAGCATCGAGATCCGTGTCGGCTCCATCCGGCGCTGCCCTGGCGGTAGTGCCCAACGACGACGCCCCAATCCGCGTCGACTGGGAACTACTGCCCGCCGCTGAGCAGACTGCTGACCGGGATTAGCCGTTTCTGGGCGGCCTTCAGCGCCGCCGCGTCGCCGAGCGCGCCAGCCGCCTTTTCTCCGACTGCTGCGCCCACCATCGCACCAACCGGGCCGCCGAGGGCTGCACCAGCAGACGCACTCCCGCTCTTGATCGCTGCCATGGTCCCGTGGCGCAGCAAGTTGTGTTTCTGCGCGGCGGCGCCCGGGTAGCTCTGGTCGGTGGCTAGAATGTCGCCGGCATCGAGCAGCGTGCGGAACTTCCCCATTTCTTCGGGCGTGAACACCTGCTGCATCCGCTCCCCGTTGTTCGCAAGGTAGGCGCGCACGGCCTTCTGGTTCCATTGCCCCTTCGTCGAGCGTCCGGCGTCGAGCACCTTGTTGGCGAACTGTGCCTTGATCTCCGCCAGCGCGGCCTGCCCCTGGTCGGCCAACTCGGGCGGAAGATTCTTCAGCGTGTCGACCACGTGCCCGAACTGCTTAACGGGCATGCCGGCCAGGGCGTCAGGGATCTTCTCGACCGGCACCGCGCGGTTGATGCCCTCGGGCCCGGATGCGTCCATGATCTTCGCGATACCGTTAGGGTTGTCCAGCGTTTGCTTGCGCAGCGCCCACATCTGACGCGCCTGCCCATACAGATCGCCGCCGGCCGCCGACATCACGTCCTCGTCGAGCGCGTCCTTCAGCTTGGCGACGAACTTGCCGTTTGCGGGCGACCAGTTCTCGCCCAGGAATTTGCGGATGGTCTCTGCCTGCTGCGCGTTGCCCTGCAGTGCCCCTTGGTCGCCCAGAATGCCCAGCTTCTTCGCATATGCGTTCACGGCGCTGCGCAGGTGCACGCGGTCGGAGTTCGTCATCTCGGAGTCGTCTGCCAGCAGCGAACGGAAGCGGTCCAGCGATGTCGGCACGCCCTGGGATTGCTCATCGGCGGCACGGTAAAGCGCGCTCGCGCGGTCGTCAAACCACTGTTTGAGGGAGTCCAATGGGGAGATGACCGTGTTCCCGCGCGCGAACAGCGCTGACTGGTCCGTGCCGATAGTGCCGCCGCTGCCGCGCACGAGCGAGTCCGCGTGATTTTCCAGCGCGGCACGCTCCTCGTCGAACTTGGACGCCAGCAGGCGGCCTGCCGGGCTGTCCAGGCGAGACGTCTGGAAATCCGTGGCACCACTTTTGCGGTCGCCGGTGATCACGCTGCGGCGTGCATCCTGGATTCCAACGTCGCGCAGCACCTGCGCGCGGCGCGCCTGCTCGGCGGCCGGGAGCGGGCCATCGGCTACGGTTGCCGCGCTCGCGCGCGTTGCGCCGCCGGCACTGCCTGGCGCAGCATCCGAAGTGGGCGTGATCGGCGTGGTCGTGCCGTCGACGTTGAGCTTGATACGCGGCTTCGGTGTAGCAGCGGCCGGAATCGAAGCGTCAGCCGCGCCGGTCTGGCCTGCGCGGCCCGTCCGCGCGCCGATTGCGTCGACCGTAGCTGCGGCTCCAGCACGCGCGCCACCGGTGACTACCGACACAGCAGGACGCAGAGCTGCGCCAGCCTCATTCAGCACCGGAACCGGCAACCCTTGAACGCCAGTGCGCTCGAGTGCTTCGCCGACGTCCTGTGCGTACTGCTGGCCGAGCTGCGTGCGCGGCGTGTACGAGAAGTCGTCCATGGCCCGGCCGAAGCGCTGGGCGGCGGCGCGGACCTGCTCTTGAGTACCATATTTCTCATCCCCGCGCACGATCTGCGACACGGCCGCGACGGAAGCCGGGATCGTGGCCGGGATGGATGACGCGAAGTGCAGGGCGGCTTCGCCCGCGCCTTTGACTTTCTCCCACACGCTAGGCTCGGCCGCCGCGGCGGGAGCAGCATTTGCGGCGCGAGCCGGTTGCGCGGCGCTGCCCAGGATCGCGAGCGCGCCGGATAGCGGCCCGTCGGTCGGCGCCGACGCGGGAGGCGAGGGTGTACCGGCAGCGTCTGGCCGCATGGCCGCGATGTGGTCGGCGTCGGCCATGATCGCGGCGCGGTTCTTCGGGTCGTTGAGGTAGCTCAGCGCGGCAGTGTTGGAGCGCGCGGCGGGGGACGGCGCATCCTGGCCGCCGCCGAGGATCGACAGCGCGTTATCGAGCGGGCCAGCCATCACAGATGCCCTTTCGAGATCAGCGTTTGCAGATTGGCCGCCTTCGTGCGCAAGTCACGCACGGCCTTGGAATTGGGGCCGCCGAGCTCCTTCATCACGTCAGCGATTTCCTTCTGGTCGCCAGCCGCCGCTGCGTTCTCCAGGCGCATGATGCGTGGGTCGAAGTTCTTGGCCCAGTCCTGGTCGAACGTGCGTTTCACCGCCGGGTTCTGGCCTGAGGTCTGCAGCGCGGCTTCCAGGCCAGAGCGGTAATGCTCGGCACCGCTCGTCAATGCGTCGTTCAGCACAGCGATCTTGCGGATGGCCTGCGGCGTGTAGTCGAGCGAGCCGTTGGCGCGCACCTGCGCCTCGAGGCCGGCGTTCGTGTGCGGCCCCATGCCCTGGGCTGCCTGGAGCGCCGAGCGCTCGAGCAGCTTGCCGAGCGTGTTGTAATCCGTCGCGCTTTGGCCACCCAGGCTATAACCTGTCGCGCTGGCGATCTTCTGCGTGAGCGCGCCGAGGGAACCGGTGTTCAGCCCCTTGTCCGCCTCGGCGATGATCTGGCGGTTCAGGTCATGCATGATTGGCGCATTGTTCGCGGCCGCACGCGCCGCGGTGACTTCCTTCTGCGCGTCGTCGATGGCGCCCGCGCCGCCCGGCGGAAGCATGGCCGGGCCAGCACCAGGTGCGCTCGTGACGGCGTTGTAGCTGCCGGGAACAGGCCGCGTGTTGAGGATCGCCCCATTTGCGCCGCGCTGCACGATGTAGCGATTGTTCAGCGCATCCGATTGGATCTCCTCGCGCTGCATCGGGGCGACCTGGTTGGCGATCTGGCCGACGTCCTGCACGGCGCCTGGCTGGTACGGGCTCGACTGGAGCACGTGCGTGGCGGCGCCGTCATTGACGGTCGTCGTGTTCGTGGTCTGCGACGACGGAGCGATCACGCTGTTGCGGCTGGTGATCAGCCACTGCTGCCATTTCTTGGGGTCGTCGGTCTTTGGCGCGTGCTTCAACGCAGTCGACAGCAGCGGCGCGGCGCCCGGGTTCTGTTGGCTGTATTGCGATGCCCAGTCGAGCACCTTGCCCGGGGAGATCTGCGGATCCATCGACAGTGCGCCAAGGCCGGCGCCGATGTCCTCGCGCTGCGACTTATTCAGGTTCTGCAGCCCCTGCTTGATCGTGATCGAGTCCTTCGCGACCTCGTTTAACTGCTTCGCCAAGGCGGGGCCGTAGAAGGCTGGCGCGGCCTGGAGCGCGGCGTTGCCTGCGGCGATCGGATCGAGGTTGCCGTCCTGGTCGCGAAATTTGTTCCAGTCGATTTTCGACAGGTTCTCACGCTCCTGGAGCTGGCCTTGCAGCTGCGTCTGCTGGAGGCGGCCGGTCTGCAGCTGCTGCTGCGCGCCCGCAATGCCGAGCAGAGACGCGACAGGCTTGAGCGCGGTGTCGAAGCTTGGGGCTTGCGCCTGGAGCGCGATAGTTGGATCGAGCGCCATCACACACCTCCCCACATGCCGTCACCCAGCGTCGCCATGCTTGAGCCCGTGAACTGCCCGGATTTCCCGCTGCCCCCGAGCATATTGCTCAGTGCGTAGTAGCCGGCGGCATTGTTGATGCCACCATTGATTGCGTTCGCCGAGCCGACAATGCCGGCCGCCTGAGCGTTTGCACCGGAGGTGAGTGTATTCGCAATATTCGACGTGACCTGAGCGCCAGTGTTGCCGACCCCGGCCGCCGCGTTCTCGCCAATACCCAGCAGGCTCGAAAGACGGTTATACGTCGCGTCGTTCTGGCTCATGTAACGGCTGAATGCATTCTGGTATGCCGTATTCGCCATGCCCTGATTGAAGCCGATCAGGTCCTTGAGCGCGGCGCCAGACAGCACGCCATCCTTCGCTGCTTGACTGTTTTGCAGTGCCTGCTGGCCTTGCTGCAGTTGGAAGTTATAGCCCGGGTCCTTGTATTGCTCGAAGGTCTGCGCGTCGAATGGTTTCACCAGCGCGCCGTATGTGCCGCTGTCGATGACGTTACCGATGCCCAGCATGTTCTTGAGCGAGACGTTCGCGCCGTAACCGGTATCGATGAACGGTTGCAAGCTTTGGCGCGTCTGCTGCAGGTTCCGGTCCTGCAGGTCTGCCGCGTAATGTGATGCGTCCGCTCCGGTTTGGGCCGCGTCCTTCGATGCGTCACTGGTCATTTTCGCGCCGAGCAGCGTGGCGCCGCCGGCCACGAGTGCCGTCACCGGGTCGAAGTGGCGCCTGTCGCGCACGGCGAAGCCGACGGGATGGTCAAGCAATGCGGTATGGTTTCGCATGTCGTAATTTCCTCAGTTCGTAGCGGATCGCGGCCCCGCTTTCGCCGACTTGTTCGAAGCCCAGGCGCTGCGCAAACGCATGCCCGGGAGCGTGATCCTTCTGCACGAGCGTCTCGATGCGGCCGTGCTGCGCGAGCGCGTGCGCCAGGACAGCCACGGCTCGCCGGCCGAACCAGCGCCCACGCGCCTCAGGCACCGCGCCGACATGCATCTCGGCGCCGCGGATCATTACGACAGCGCCGCCCACGTCGACGAGCGACCAATCGCCCAGCTGCTGTTCGAGCTGCGCGGCCGTCATCGTCGGGACTCTGTCGTCAAGCGCGCGGAGCAGCTCGGCGCACATGTCGAGACGCGTTTTCATCAGGCCTTCAGGTAGCCGTCGAGTTGCGTGATCGTGATGGCGTTCGCCGTACCGCCCAGCGCGCGCAGCGTGTCACCGGCAGCCAAGTCGGGCACATCGACGTCGAGGTAGTCGTTCGCGCCGATCGACACGGCGGGCAGACAGGTGTTCGCGGCAGTGCCCGCGGCCGCGCCGATAGCTGCATACAGCGTTACCGAGGCGGCCGCCGCCGTGGTGTTCGCCAGACGTACCCGCATCGACTTCAATACCGTCTGCGTCGGCGTCGACGGAACCGTGTAGATTGCGGTGTCTGCTGCCGGAACTTGCTGGGGCGCGAAGAAGCGCTGATAGGTGATGGACATGGATTACCTCAGTTTCGCGTCCGTCACGATAGTGACGGTCCTCGTGTTGATGATGTAGGCCACGGCGTAGTACGGCTGCCGATAGGGAGCATTGATTCCGTTGACGACCGTTGTCCCCGTGCCGCTTGCGACAGCGGTCGTCGTGGCGGAGATCGTCGTCGAGCCGCCCGTCGTGCCCTGCGTGTATAAGTTGCCAGCGCCGACGACGAACAGGTCCTTCATGTTCGGCGTGGTGTTCGTGCCGTCCGCAAGCTGCCAGCCGGCCGGGATATCAGCCGCCAGCCCGACATACAGCCGTATCAGCGTGAGCGGCTTGTACGTCTCTTTCGTCAGCTGTAAGCGCGGCAGCGAATGACGGGGCGGTACGGCCTCATCGCCCCTGCGCGGGCGCGGCGCGCGCGGCGAAGCCAGCTCAGGCACCGAACGGAGGGAGCCGCGCCGTCCGCGCGACATTCCCATCACCTCGGCATCAGTAACGTCGCTCGTGCCTCCGGCCTGCGTCCACATGTTGTTCAGGAACAGCCACCAATCGCGATTCCAGCGGCCCGTCTTCGGATCGATAGGTGCGACGGTGAACGGTGGAATCTGGCTCATGCTCGCGTCCCCATGCCTATCAACGTCGCGCCGACGACATCGCGCGGTACCGGGTCGGAAATGCGGACTTCGTACACTCGGTCGCGCGCCATCCCCAGGCGGCGGTAGATGGCGCGCCGACCGAACTCGCCAATCTGGCCGATGCTCGCCCAGTGCTCATTGCCCCAGGTGAAGCCACCGTCGTTCGACATGCGCATCATGATCTGCGGGTCGCTGCCTTGACCCATCGTCAGGCCCTGACCGGGCGTGAATTCGATCTGCATCCACGTCTGGCGCACGCGGTTGCGCTCACCTTTGTCCCAAACGTGCGGCGTGCGGCGCACAGCTACCAGAGGCGCTCCAGCATCGTCGTACGCTTTGCGGGTCATCTGGTAGATCATGCCGTTCTGGTAGTCCCCGACGTAGATGTTGCCGTTCAGGTTCATGCAGCAGTTCGCACGGTGCCGGTGGAACAGACCGGTCGCCGCATCGAAGCTCGCGCGCTGATGCCACAGGCCGGTCGTCAGGTCGAACACCCACGTCGTATCCGCGCTCGGGAACGTGATCTGGTAGAACTCATGCCCCTCTTCGCTATAGACGAAGGCGATGGCGTCGCTCAGCGTCGCGTACTGCGAAATCTGGTATGCCACTGCCGGCGTGCTCACGGGCTCGTAGTCGTAATCCTTGGACACGACGATGACGTTTTCGCCACGCTCGGACCGCCCGAGCCACATCAGACCCTTGCCAGTGCGGCACACGCTGCCCGGAGCCTGGCAGCCGACGTCCAGCATCGCGCCTTGCAGCCGCGAATACGGGAAGTATTGATTGCCGGCGTCGTACCATATTTCGGTCGTGCGTTCCCCGATCAGCCAGAGCTGCCGGTTGTGCTCAATCGGGATGACGAGGTTGTCGGACGCTGCGTCCTTCAGTGCGAAGTACGTCGCGTCGAAGTTATCCGAGCCATTCCAGTAGAGCGGCGACGTGAAAAACTGCTGCGTTCCAGGCTTGCCGAACGTCAGCCAGCCATCAATAAAAGCAAGGCCTCGCGCAGCCGTATTGAACGGTTTCCATACCCGGCTTGCGATGTTGTACGTGTAGATGTTTGCGCCGTCGTCGAATGCCACGACGTTGCCCGAGCCGTTGTCACGGATCCATACCTGCCCGGTTGCGCTGCTCAGGGTACCAATTTTCGTCAGCGTGGCGCCGTCGAACAGGTACGCTTCGGTACCGATCACGACGGCCGCGCGGGCGTTCCCCGGCAGCGTCCACATGGCGCGAACCGGTGCGGCGGGTCCCGTGGCCACAGTTACCAATCCAGGCGCACCCAGCAGCGCGAGTGGGGCCTTGGCATCGCTGCTGTGGTCGACTTCGACGAACCAGTTGATCAGGCGCTGGGCATCTTGTAGCGGGTTCGCCGCCTCGTAGGACGGCCCGACGAATGCGAACTCGGGCATCAGAAGCCCCCCGTCAGGATCCAGCCCGCGTCGTTTGCATTGTCGCTGATCAGCACGCCATCGTATGTCGAGGTGGCCGTGGGCGTGGCGTTCAGTGCCTTGATCGACTTTTTCGTGGCGCGCGCCATCTCGACAAGCTCAGGCGCCGGCTGCGTGCCGTACTCTGGGGCCAGCAGCAGTGCCAGGTTCGTCTGCAGCGCGAGCATGTAACCCTGCGGCAACGACAGCGTGTCCGTGAGGTTCGCGAACTGCGAAAACACCATGTCCGCCCACAGGTGGAATTCCGCATTCTGCGACGGGACGGGCCAAAAGTTCAGTTGAGCTAGCGGAAACGATGTGTCGTAGTACATGACCTTCGGCCACGGCCCGGGCTGGGACTTGATGCCGATCCGCGAATATCGCGTGAAGTCAATCTCAATGCATGGATAGTCGACCGATTGACCCGCAGGCTGCAGACGCGTGTATGCACCGGACAGGCGCAGGGGACGCGCGATGTTGAAGTCACCGCCCATGCCGATCGTGTACGTGGATTTCCCGGCCTGAAGCTGCAGCAAGTACTCGTTGTTGTTGAACACGGCCAGGTGCTCGGTGCTCCAGAGGTCGAGCATCGCGTTCAGCTGCTCGAGGCCAGTAGTGCTGTCCTCGGGCGCGAGCGTCTCGCCGACAGCTATCGCGCCGATTTTGCGCAGCGCCCCGTGGATGATGTCGTAGGCAGTGGTCATGTTCAGGAATTCGAAAGGGCCGGGCGGACCCGGCCCAGGTGGATTAAGGCAGCGGCAACGTCGACGGCAGGCCACCGGCCAGGGCGCTCGCGAGCGGACGAATGACCATCAGCTGATACGATTCGGCCGCCGTCGGCGTGATGCCGGCGGCGGTGTTGTTCGAGAACGCGATCGCCAGCGTATTGGCCGCGCTCACGCGCGCGTTGACGACGCCCAGGCCTGCCTGGGTGGTCGGCTTGTTGACCTCGACGAAGTCACCGACCTGCAGGCCGGTGACGGTGAACGTTTGTTCGGCCGTGGTATTGGCGGCGACGATTGCCGGCGAGAGAGCAATGGCCAGAAGCGCGATCTGCTGCACGTTGCCGAACGGGATGGTATTGGGACCGGACGAGGTAACGGCCGGCCCCGGGTTGCTATTTGCCATGAAGGCCTCCAGAAAGGAAACCCCGCTGAAGCGGGGTCAGGTTGGGGAAGCTGCGGGGATCCCGTCAGCGATTAGCCGGCGACGCGGCAGGACAGCTCGCGGTACAGCGGTGCCCAGCCATACAGCACGTCGATACGGCTCGGCAGAGCGTCGTTGTTGATCGTGTACTGACGCACGATGCGCAACGACATACCGATGTCTTTGTGGGACGCGCGCGCCGCCATGTCGACGCCGCCCGGCAGCGGCAGGTCGGCCGACACCAGCGTGAACGCATCGCGGTGGAACGCCATCGATTGCGGCGACGAGGTGCTCGTGGAGAACATGGTGATGTTCGCGTTGTCCACCGGCGCCGCGGTGCAGTTCTGGAACGCGTCGCTGACGATGAAGGCGTTGGCGACAGTCAGCTGCAGCTTGCCTGCGCCGTCCGACGTGTACGTGCCGCCCACGACCACGCCGGCGGAATCCGTCACCGGAACGAACGTGCCGTTCGACGGGGTACCGACTGGCGGCAGCACGACGGCGTAGCGCGGCTTTCCGGCCACCGGCTGGCGGTTCTGCGGGTTGACGGCACCGACGTTCGCGACCGAGATGATGTCGCCGACGTTTACCACGGCGGTGGAAGCCGTCCAGCCCTTCGTCGCCAGGGTGCCCGAGGCAGCCCAGCCGGTGGTGATGACCGCCGACGAAACGCCGGTGGCGTCGAACTTCGGCGCGCCGGCGCCGGAGCCGAACGTGTGCGTTGCGACGTTCTGGTCCTGCATCCAGTTCAGGCCGAGCGTGTTCTTGCCGAGCAGGCCTTTCTCGTACTGCTGGCTGATCTTCACCTGCGGGTTGAACAGGCCAGTCAGGGCGCCGGCCATCGAGGCCATCGACCACTGGTCCAGGATCACCGAGCGGTTGCCGTCGCGCGGCGCGGCCTCCGAGTCCAGCCAGGCGCCGGCCTGCAGGAACGGGGCGACGGCGTTCGGGGCCGTGCCGGCGGTGCCGGTGACATTGAACGTGTTGTTCTTCGCCATCAGGGCACCGTCGAAGTCGACACGGTTGGCGATGGTGGCGATCTGCGGTTGCAGCACGCGCTTGCTGAAGTCGTCCATCGACAGCAGCAGATCGGAAGTGTTGAACTGCGTATCGACGTGGAACTGGGTCGTCAGCGTGACCGGGACGCTGCCCTCGGTGAATGCCTCGATGTTCAACGCCGGGCCGGTGCTACCCTTGAAGCGCGCCGGGCGGCGTGCGTTCACGGTATAGCCGATCTTCGCGCCGTCGATGCCGAAGCGGTCGTCGTATTCGCGGTTCACCTGGTTGGCGAAGCACAGTTCGTTTTCCAGGATCATCAGGCCTTCGTTGGTGATGTCGCTGATGGTAAGCAGGGTATTGCCGGGCATGGTTTGCTCCAATAAAAAAGCCCGCACAGGGCGGGCCTATGAGGTGGGTGGCGACTCGCTATCCCTTGCGCTCAGCGCGACGGCGGGCACGGTACTCGTCGAACGAGTTGGCCGGGCCCGGGTCGACGGCGCGGCCGTCCTTGACGGGGGTGATCGGGGCGGGTGCCTTGGATTTTTCGACTGCGGGTGCGGGAGAGGCTTTCGGTGCGGGCTCGTCGTCGCTTTCGTCTGCCAGGCGGTCTTCCAGCTTCCCGAGTTGGCGCAGCGCGGTCGTCGCGGACATGCCGGCGAAGCGCTTGGCCTCGTCCGGGTGCTTGGCGAAGTAGTACGCCAGGTGAGGGCCGACGTCGCTTTCCAGAATGGCCTGGTGCAGATGGCCGGGCAGCTGGACGTCCGACGCCTTGATGACGGCTTCATAGTCGTCGATCTCGGCCTTCGCACGCTCCTGCGCCTTCTGCCAGTTCGTGGTGAGCTGCTCGCGCTCGGCCTTGGCCTTCGCCTCGGCCTGCTCACGTTCACGCTTGGCCAGCCGCTCGTCGGCCTTCCATTCCGCGACCGCCTCGATGTACTCCTCGTCGTTCGCGAATTTCGCTCGGTCCGGGCGTGGCGTTTCCTTCACCGGTGCGGCCTGGGCCGACATCGCGTCGAGACGAGCACGCAGCTCGTCGCGCTCACGTTCGGCGCGCTCCGCCCTGGTCTCGGCTTCGCGGCGCTGGGTCACCACTTCGGAAATGCGTTCCGAGAACGGCTTCTTGGCGCGCTTCTCTCCCTTGTCACCGTCAGCGCCAGGTTCTGCACCCGGGGCATCGCCTTTCGGCTCTTCCTTGGGCGGCTCCGCTTTCGGGGAAGCACCGGAATACATGGCGGCGATGGTTTCGCTCGTCACAACGTTCGGTTGGACGCGCTCTGCGTGACGTGCAGTGGTCGGTTGGGCAGTGCCCTGGTCAACAGTCGACATGAGGTCTCTCACGGATTGAACCCGATGAATGCCCATCGGTAGGCGTGGGGTGCACTACGCGTGCTCGCGGTGGAATTCGTTGTTCGGGCCGCGGTCTTGGCCGAGCTCCATGTCGGTGCGGGCGTCCAGCTGGGCCTCGCGCCAGGATTCGTCGGTCCGCATGGCCGTGTCGTGCAGCTTCGTCTCGGCGGCGATCTGTGCGCGCATGTTCTGGCCGTGTTCCTTCGCCAGGGCGCGGCGGTTTTCTCCCTGCTGGCGAACCTCCTCGTGCCGCATCTCATGGTCGGCCCACAGCTGGTCGGACGCGAGTTTGCCGTGCTGGCGAACCTGCTCGACGCCCATGCGGTATTTGCGCTCGAGCTCGGCCTGTTGCAGCGCCTGCTGCATCTGCTGGTTCGCACCCATGAGGTGAGCGATGAATGCTTTGACGTCGTCCGGCAAGTCGTCCGGCAGCTTCTTCTCGGCCATCGCGAGCGGGTTTGCAGCGGCCAGGCGATCGGCCACGTCCTGCGCAGCCTCGAAGTCCATCTGGCGCACGACGAGGTCGCCGGCTGTCTGCGCGACCTGCGGCATGGTCTTGAGGAGGCCCAGCAGCATATCGCTGTTCTCTTGGCGTTTCGTCTGGTAGCCCGGGCCCGTGTCCATCACCACGTCGTAAGTTCCGACCGTGACGTCGTTCAGGACCTGCCGGATCGCGCCGAATTGGTCGCGCACCTTTTCGTTGATGGTGGTGGTCTGCGGCACACCGTCGACGCCCAGGATCCGGATGACGCGCTGCGTGTCGTAGTAATGCGGGATCAGGTCGAGCAGGATCACGCCCGTGTGACGGATCGCGCGGGTCAGGTTGTCGTAGAAGTGGTAGTTCGACATGTCCGACTGGCCCTGGCGCGCCTGGACCATCCTGCCGGAGGTCTCCTGGCCGGGCGCGCCGAGCGCAGGGTCGAACATGCCGGCAACGGCCTTCAGGTCTTCGCTCGCAGCCATGGCGGCATTCACGCTGGCGGCGGGGATGGCCTGAGGCGTCAGGCGCTGCGGCGGCGGCAGTAGATTCCCGGCCTCGTCGCGCACCGGCTTGTACTTCAGGCGCGAGTACGATTTGCGGTTGGCGTTCTGCCATTCGTTCTCGTACCCTTCGTCCTGCCCCTCGGCCATCAGCCACGGCGCCAGGGGCGCGAGCGCGACGAATTCCGTCTCCTGCGTGCGCCAGTAGTTGTACATGCGCTGCGGGTCTTTCAGCTGGCGGACCATACCGAAACGGATCGTCTTGCCGTCGTCGATCATCTCGGCGCCGACGACGCGCACCACCGGGATGTACTTGCCTGGTTGGTCGCGCTTGTCGAGTTCCTCGACGGCAGTGCACAGGGACCATTTCAGCTGACGGCGCACGGTAGGGCGCGTGTGCACGATGGTCACGCGCAGGTACTGCAGCGCTTCCATGTCGATGCGCGACTTGAACATGCGCACGCCGCTCGACAGCAGGCACAATGTATCCGGCATCTCCTCGAAGCGGTAGTACTCCGCCACGACGACGTCTTCGGCGCTGGCCCACACAGCTTTGTCATCGCCCGGGCCCAGGTCCTTCACGTCGGCGATCTTCGCGCGCGGGTGCTTCTTGCGGAAGCTGGCCTTCTTCATCGACGACGTGATGATGCACCAGTCGGCGTCCGAGCCGTCCGGCATCGTGGCCGACGGGTCCATGTACACGGTGAAGTGGTTGCGGATGCGATCGATGTACAGCTCCTGGTCGAAGCTGTCGTCCGCGACGTAGCGCGAGCACACGCGCCAGTAGCCTTCTCCGGCGCGCACCTGGGACTCGGCGCCAGTGTCATAGGCGAGATCGGCGTTGCTGTTGACCTCGATGTGGCGGATCAGTCCTTCGATGACGTTGGCCTTCTTCACGCAGGCGCCATCCGCAACCGGATGCACCCGAAGACGTGGGCGCGCGGCACGCATGTTGTTCACGACCGAGCGGACGAACGTGTCGGTCTTATTGATGGTCAGTGCCGGGCGACCTTCCTGCTGGCGGGCCAGCTTCATGGCGGCTGGCCACTGGTTGCCGAACGAGAAACGGATGTCCTCGAGCTGATCGGCGCGATTGCCGCCCTCGGCGTCGCGGGCAAGCTTCAGCCGACGGCGCATTTCGTTGATGATTTCGCTCATCCCATCCATCCCTGCGGGTGAAATTGCTGTTGCGGCGCGGCGGTCTGGACTTTCTTCGGCTTCACGTTCGCCGCGAAGGTCAGCACGAAGGCGTCGGCACGGTCAGGGGATTTCCCATACACGGCCTTGTATTCCTTCTTCGATTGCATCAGCAGCAAACCGTCCTTGTACTTGTATTTCACGGAGGCGACCTGGGAGCGCAGCTCGCCGCAGTTCGGCATCGACACCGGCGGGCTGGCCAGGTAGTCGCGAGCATCGCGCCACATACGCGCCTTGATGTTGTAGTTCTTGCCATCGGTGAGGCGGGCTCCCGTGTGGATGCCGACAACCATGGCGGCGTACTTGCCGGCCTTGAGCTGGTCATAGCACGACACACCCGGGCCATCGAGCTCGATCACGATCGCGGCGATCTCGCCGCCGGCCGCGACCAGGTCGTCGCACTCCGACGTGACCACGGCGGCCAGGCCGGGGCCGTCGACGCCGCGGCGCGTGACCTGCGGCAGGTTCAGGCGGCCGCGCCGCTTGTGGATCACGCTCTCGTCGTCGCCGAAGTGCGCAGCGTCGACGCCGACGTTCCAGCCTCCCAACGCTTCCACGTCGGCCGGACCGTTGCCCTGTGCAGCGGCGATGAGGTCGCCCGGGATCCAGGCGTCGGACGTCGAGGCGTTGTAGTCGATGTCGATTTCCTGCGCCACGATGACGGGGTCGAGACTTTCGCGCTGTTTCTGGTACCAGGCGTCGTCCTTGCGCGGATCGTCGCGCCAGTGGAACGTGAACACCTTGACCTTGCCGCTGTGCCGCTTCCGGTAAAACGGGTTGCCGTTGCCGTTGACCGTGGACAGGTCGATCTTGCAGTTCGATGTCTGCGACAGCGCAGCGTCGATCGCGTCCGGGCGCTCATAGAACGCCGATTCGTCCTTGAAGTAGATGGACGTGCGGTTACCGCGGCCGATGTTGTCGCCAGCCTCGCCGATGATCGCCGCGCCGTTCTCCGGGTTCAGGATGCGCATGTGCGGCGCGTGCCGCGCCTCGATGTAGCCCTTCGGGCGGAACTCCGCCGGCAACAGGTTGATGAACTGGCGAACCTTCCAGAACAGCGATTTCGGGTCGCCCAGCTTGTCGACGTATTCCTCCTTGCGGCTGCCGAAGCCGATGACGACGCCTGGATAGAACGTCCACATCCAGACGGCGATGCCGACGGACAGCCAGGAGATGCCCATGTCGCGGGACTTCTCGGCCAGGCCGTCCTCACGGCCCAGCCAGCGCTCGCGCACCCAGGTGACGAACTCGGCCTGCTTCGGGAACAGCAGAAACGGAATGACCGTCGGCAGCCCGATCTCGGCGTTACGCGGATCGAACGTCATGCCCCAGTCGTTGATGAAGTCGACCGGGTTGGCCTTGTAGTGTTCGCGCAGGCCCGGCAACAGGCCAGGATCGGTGCGTATCCGCTGCAGCCGCTCGGCGCGCATCTGGTACACGCGCTCGTAATTCGGAGCGCGGAAATCGAACCACTCAGGCGCTGCCATCGAGCATCCGTTTGTACGCCTCTTCGGCGGTGACAGTCACCGTGGCTTCGGTCTTCATCGGCGGCAGGTCTTCGGCGCCGCCGTGCGCGACCTTCAGGCCATACTGCTTCGGCTTCAGGCGCTGCGCGGCCTCGATGCGGGCGTAGATGCGCAGCTTGGCCTTGGCCACTGAATCCTTGTCGGTTTTGCAGTTGTCCGCGATCTCCACGATCTCGTCAAACTGCGTATCGATCTGGGCGCTCTTGGCCGCGTCGTACATCGCGGCGAACATCGCGTTCTCCGCCTTCCAGCGAAACACGGTGGCCTTGCTGGGCATGCCCTTGCGTTTACAGATCGTGGCAATGCTTTCGGTCGTCGAGGCCATCGCGGCGCAGAAGTTCGCTGCCAGCTCTGGGTCGTATCCGGACATCTTCGAACTCGCTCCTTCAGGCCACCATCGCGATAGCGGCGGTCAGCGCGGTCGGGCGCTCCAGCGCCTCGTCGACGGCCGAACGGATGGCCTCGGTCGGGTGCGGCATCTCGACGCCCAGCACGTCCATCTCGCTGATGAGCACGTGCTTGTGCCCGTCCTTGTCGAACGTGTGGTACTGCAACTCGGAAAAGCGCACGACGTCGCCCACCTGGACGGACATCGGCAGCAGCTTGTCGGTCTTCGGGTGGCGCGCGCCCGGACCGACGGCGATGACGGTCCCGCGATTCATGCCCTCGACCGCGCCGTCCTTCGCGCGGTACGCGTCGGTCTTCGGCGGCAGCACGAAGCCGGCGATGCCGGTGGGGAGGTTCTCGTCGAGACGAACGACGATGCGGTTGCCGGTGGGTTTGAGCATGGCGGGTCCAGAAATAAAAAAGCCCGCACGAGGCGGGCAAAACTCGCGCTGGGAAGCCACGAGCCGGAGACAACGGGAATTGGTGCCGGTGCTGTTCCCGGCCGTCAAACGTCAGTCCAAAGCAAAAAGCCCCGCGTCATCGCTGACAGCGGGGCTTCGCAGGTCCCGGGCGCGCCTCGGGCTCCCATCTGGGAACCCGAACGCGTCTTGAGGGACGGAAATAAGTTGTTGGCGGGAATTTACTGCTGAGCTTTCCTGCTGTCAAGAAGTTTCGACGAGGAATCGGCCGAGGTGTCGCAAAATCGTTTGGCCCGCGCGATCTCGTCGGCGGCCCATCGCAGGGTATCCGGGTCAATCGCCGCACCGAGAATGCCGGCGGCGATCACGGCCACCGCGCTTTCGGGAACGTTCTCCTCGGCGGCCACGCGCCGGATGCTGTCCATCATGCTCCGCGCCGCTTCCTGCGGCGTGGTCAACGTGTTCATCGATTTCCATCCTCCAGGTCGTCTGCTGCATCTTCGATTGCGGCCTGAGCCGCGTAAAACCGTTCCTTGAATTCCCGCACTGGGAACGAGCACTTGCGCGCGACGATCTCCGGCCGGGCCTGCTCGATGTAGCACCAGTTCAGCAGCAGCCGCTGCGCGAACGGAATACGCGGCATGGCCAGCTGGATCCGCGCTGCGTCCTTCGGGTCGATCCGCCCATCGCCAACCTGGTGCCCGGACCAGACATCGCCCAGAGCGGAGCGGCGGAGGCTTTCGCAGATGGCGCCCGTCATGCAGTCAGCGCCGCGGGGGACGCGCGCGGTTGCCCAGCGCGCCCAGTTCTCCAGCCTCCATCCGATGTCGCGGCGTTCGGTCAAGCGAAGTCCTCCTGCAGCTCCCCATCGGACGCAGCGACCCGCAGCCGGGCGCCACGCACCTTGCGTGCCGCGAGCATGATCATGGCCGCGACGCGGAAGCCGCCGGCGAACCCGCCGATGAAGCCCGCGGCGAAGCAGGCGGCGCAGGCGAGGGCGGTTTGCTCGGGCGTCATGCGATCACCATGGCGGTCAGGGCCCATACGACTTTGCAGGCGAGGTGGATGAACTGGTCGGTGTTCAGCGTGATCATGTCGTCGCACTTGAGGAAGTCGGTCAGCCAGTGGATGGCCACCTCGGCGAGGGCCAGCACCAGGGATCCGGTCAGGACCAGCACAAAGCCCCCATGGATCATGGCGTGCGCAGTCAGGGCATGGGGCCAGAACGTCTTGCCGATCGCCGTGTGCCGGTTCTTGGCCTCGGACAGGAACGGACCCTGCAGCGGGTAGTCGGCGAGTGCGTGCGCAGCCACGAGCAGGAACAGGAGCGTCGGGAAGGAGTGCGAGATCATGCCGCCTCCGCAGCTGGCGCCGCCACGCCTTCCAGGTGCTGGGCCAGCGACAGGATCGCCAACGCGTCGGCCTCGTTGTTGTCCTTCGGATGGAAGCCGCGTGCGCGTGCGGTCTCGCACATCACGGCCTTGTCCGCGTTGCCCTTGCCAGTCCAGTGCTTCTTCACGACGCCCACGCCGACCGGCTTGAGCGGGACGTTGTTCGCTGCGCACCACATCTCGAGGCAGGCGAGGAAGCCGCCGTAGACATGCGCGGCGAGCGTGCCGGCGTGCTGCTTCACGTCCTCGTAGTAGATCGCGTGGATCTCGTCGCCGGCGACGCGCTGCTCGTTGAGGAAGGCACGGAACTTCAGCCAGCGCTGGCCGGCCGCCTCCATGCGGCGCGGCGCGAAGGATTCGCTGCCGCTTGCGACGGTGCCGGCGCGTGAGCTGCGGGCCCAGCCGGTTTGCGTGCCTATGTCGATGGCGAGGATGTTCATGCCTGGCTCCATGCGGCCTGGGCGGCCAGCTGCTTGTCGAGGTCCGTCGCGTCGTCTGGCACGTGCACGATGACCGAGCGCGGCGTGTACGGGAACGTGATGAACTGGCGGCTATAGCAGCCGGTGAAGCGCGCGCCGCTCGGCTCTTCGAAGATCACGGCGTCGATGTCATAGGCGTGGCCGTCCCCGTCCTTGAACACATGCCCGCATCGTTTGTTCTGCCACATCGGCATGCCGGACACCTCGGCGACGTCCATCCACTCGTTGTCGGCGCCGGTCAGCGGGCCCAAAGGCTTGAAGCTGGCGACCTCGCGGAACACGCGGATCGCGAACGGCGCGCTGAAGCCGCTGTGACCTTGCGACGAGAACACGCGCACCAGGTCGATCAGGTCGGCGGCCATGTGGGCGTTCATGGTCTCACCGTCGAAATAGCCGGCGGCGTCCAGTTCGGTGCGCGCGTGCTGCACCAGGTTGCCGTCGCGGTCACGCAGGATCCGCAGGGCCAGCGCCGCGCGCTGCTTCAGTTCGTGGATTCGTTTCATCGTTCAGGTTCTCCCGTGTCGTTGTTGTTGCCGCCCGGCGGCCGGGCGGGGTGGTGGTCAGGCCGCAGCGCCTGCCGTGTTCGTGTCGGCCGCAGCTGCCGCGGGCGCCTCGCCCAGCAGCGCGAGCACGAGGTTCTGCAGCAGCGCGTCCGGATCGAACGTGGCCACGCGGCCGTTCTCGCTGACGGTGCGCAGCGCGAACATGCCGGCGTCGCGGATCGCGGTCACGAGTTCGGTGCGCTTCTTGTCGTTCGTGGCCTTCAGCACCGGCGCCGGCAGCACGTTGTCGCCCGGCTGGGTCAGCCAGTGGTCGTCGGCCAGCAGCAGGCGCGCCTGCTCGGTGGGCTCGTGCAGGTCGACCGTGACGTCCGGCGCTGTCGCGGAGGTGATCGCGCCCGGCATCAGGTCCTGCATGCCGATCTCGCGGTACTTCCGTTCGAACACGTCGCGCGGGTTCACGTACTGGTAGCCGTCCTCCTGCGTCACGAGCAGGTCGCCCGCCTGCGGCACGTAGCGCGCGGTCAGCTCGGGCGGCGCAGTGAACTTGCTGCCGTCGTCCAGGTCGAGACGCGTGCTGTTCGTGCCCTCATTCGCCACGGCCAGGATGACGGCGGCGTGCACGAGGACGGGTTTCGCGATGTGGGTCGGTTGCATGTTTTTCCCTTCGTTCTGGTGGTGGGGTTGGTGCGCTCGCGCGCGAAATGGTCTCGTCAGGCTTCGGCCCGCAGTGCCTCCCGCGCCATGCTCAGCATCGTGGGCGTGACCTTCTGCCCGGCTTCGGCGCGATCGAGCACGCGCTGCGCCCAGCCCTTCGGGTTGCCGTCGGCCGGCCGGTTCACGACGTTGCCGACCAGGTGCTTGATCGCCTCGCGCGCCTTCGCGCTGCTCGTGGTCGACTGGCCGGGCGCCGTGAGCTGCAGCATCGGCGCCGGGATGTCCTCCCATTCGCCGCGGCCCAGCTGGTCGGCGAGCGCGCTTTCCCAGCGTGCCTTGACGGCGCTGTACGGCTGCTCGCGCAGCTCGACGGCCATCGGCATCGCGGCCCAGTAGATCGCCGAGTGCGACCAGGTGCCGTGCTCGCCGGCGAAGCGGGCCTGGACACCGGCGACGGCCTCGTAGTACGCCTTGAGCGCGTCGACGGGCGGCCTGCACATGCGCTTGAACTCGGGTAGCGTGGGTGGCCAGTCGCGCGTGCTCAGCGCCTCTTTCCCGCGCTTGAGCTCGGCGTGCGTCATGCCCTGAAGCTCATCGGCCCAGACGTCGATCAGCTCCGCGGTGGACGTCATGCACCACTGGTCGGTGAACCGCTTCCCGTAGCAGATGAGCTGGTAGTGCAGCAACTTTTCAACCCATGCCTGGAGCGGCGTTAAGGTCGATGAACTCGGGTTCGTCACGTCGGTCATTGCGGTCATTGCGGTTCCTTCCGGTCAGGCCTGCGGCCCATTCGACGGCGCGGTCGGTTGAGGATTGGCGGGTGTTCGGGCGTGGCGCGGTGGCGCCGTTGGCGTTCAGCTCCGCGGCTTCGCGGGCCCAGCGCTCCAGAATGGCGAACACGTATGCCGGGGCGATTCGCTCGTTCGGCTTCGAACGCTTCGCGTCCTCGCAGGCGGCGCGCATGGTCTCGACGGAGACGCCCTGGTCGGCAAGGGCGATCAGGCGTGGGTCGCCGGGCTGCCCCATGATCCCGAGGTCGCGCATGGCCTTGCTCAGGTGGCCGACGGGCGTCGGGCAGATGGGTTCCGCGCTCAACTCCGGTTGAGCAGATGCGCGGTGTCCCAAGGGGTTAGGTTTTAATTCTCCCTGTCCCTCTCCCTGTCCCTGTCCCTTAAGAGCGTTTTCCGGTGGATTTCCATCGTCCGATTTATCGCTTCCGCTGGAAGGAGACGGCGTTTCCGTTGGAATTTCCGCAACTTCCGGCGGAACGTCTGCGGATTCGGTGAACGGTTCCGGCGGAAAAGGTAGCGACGTCTTGCCTTCCTGCTCGCGTTGCTTGTTGGCTTTCCGGATGCGGTCGCACTCTTTCTTCCACGCGTGGTGGAGCTTCGCGCGCCATGATTCGTTGGCTTTCTCCGCGACGACAGGGTGATAGAGGCGGCCGTCCGCGCACTTCACCCAGCCATGCAGGGCGCCAGAGCGAACGTTCATCCATTCCTTGACGACGCGGCCGTAGCCCGCGGCTTTGGCCAGGAAGCGATCGTCGTCAGGAAGGGAGGCGGCAGGCACCTGGTGCCACGCGACGCTCCAAAGGAGCACGGCGGCCCAGCACGCCTCGGGGGATTCGTACGCGGCCATGTCGCTGTCGCGCAATCGAGCGACGTCCAACGGCATGAACGCGAAGTCCTGCAGGTTGCAGTCGGAGGGGGTGAGCGGGGCGGGAGCCGTCATGGCGGATTCGCTCCAGCCTTGGCCAGCATCGGCTTGACCTTCAGCACGGCCGCTTCGGCAGCTGCGCAGCGGTCCCACTCGGCCTGCCAGTCGACGACGGCCGGCGCGAACCAGTTCATGCAGTGGTCGTCACGGCCGGCGCCGCGGGCGAACGCATCGCGGGCGCGCTGGCGGATTGTTTCGCGGGAGACGATGTTGTCCATCACGCCTCCGTCTGGTCTACAGGCTTGCGAAACTTGTTCGCCTCCTTCGCCAGCTCGTTGATGCTCTTGTGGAGCCGACCGTATTCCCGGTTCTCATTGCCCGAGTTACGAGCGGCCCCGTACTTCCGATCCCGGATGACGACGTTGTCGGTCATCGACAGCAACTTCGTCACGTCGGGCTCTTGGGTCTGTGTTGTCATGGTTCTGATTCCTGTTTTGCCCAGCTGGTGGCGGGGCCGGTTCCTATTTCCGAACGCAGCCGGAAGCCGTTAAAGATTCCTCCGCACGGCGCCCTTCGCACCGCCAGCACGGCTGGCCGGGCGGCCGACACCCCGACATCCTCGGGATTCCCCACGGCGCGGCGGGTTCGTACCATGCGACTGCACAACGGAATTGCTCAGGCCGCGCAGGAACGTGCTTCGTCCGATCCCGAACAATTTGCGGATCGCGTCCAGGCCGGCCAGCTCGCCGGGGTTGAACAGCACCTCGACGGTTTCGGTGCGGGTTGCGGGGTTCAAGCTCATGTGTTTCTCCTTGGTGGTGCGGGTTTGCTAGGGTTGGACATCTGGTGATTCAGGCCAAAGGCCGGTGGGCAACTGCCTGGGCGCAACTTTCGAGGCGCAAAAAAGCCGCAGGATTTACTGCGGCTGGGATTCGGGTTGGGACGGCGCTGCTGCGGCGGCTGCCGCGACCTCCTCGGCAAAGCGGCTCAAGTTGATGAGGACCGAGCTCTTCGGGTCCTCGTGGTCACCGGACAGGATCCGGCTGATTGTCGGTTGCGATACGCCAGCGCGTTTCGCGATTGCCGCTTGGGACTGGCCGCGCTCGATCAGGAACTGAACGTACGCTTGCGGGGTTTGCAGTTGCATGGCAGGTCTCGGTGGTTGTTTCTGGACATTCTATACGAAAGCGTATCGGTGTCAATGCGAAACCGTATAAGGAATTGCGATTATGTATGCGTTGACGCATATTTGCAGGATGAGCAATCCTGTTTCCCTAGTTCAAAAGAACCTCGAGTGGCTGATGGCCCAGAGGAAAACGAACCCGTATGAACTGCAGCGCGTCACTGGGGTGCCGCAGCCGACCATCCATCGCATCCAGACAGGCGAGAGCAGCGATCCGCGGACGAAGACGCTGCAGCCGCTGGCGGACTATTTCGGCGTGACCGTGGCCGAGCTGCGCGAACGCGATTTGTCGGCGCCGCAGGACGCGCTCGTTGGATTGAAGGCCGGGTCCTATATGCGTGTCGAGGAAGCCGGACAGGGTGACCCGCGATTTACCCTCATCCCCAAGGTGCGCTTGCGGCTCACTGCCGGTATCAGCGGGTTCGAGATCGAACCCGAGCCGTTCGACGGCACGACTGCTGCGGTTCCGACGGACTGGATCGAGCGCAATGGGTACGACCGCAGCAAGCTGATCGCCATCATGGTGCGCGGTGAGAGTATGGAACCGACCTTTTACGAGGGCGACCTGGTCGTCGTGAACACGGCGGATCAAAAGCTGGTCGACGGGGCTGTATATGCGATCAACTATGAGGGAGAGCCGGTGGTGAAACGCCTCACACGCGACGCCGGTCAGTGGTGGCTGACGTCCGATAATCCGGACCAGCGTCGCTACTACAGGAGGACGTGCGACGAAAGCACGAAGATCATTGGCCGCGTCGTGCGGAAGGAAAGCGAGCGGTTTTGATGATGTATTCGATCCAACGCCTGTGCGACGAGCGCGTGGCGGTAGTGTTGGTGGAGAGACGCGCGCTTTCCGAACCCCGAGCCAGCGGCCTGCTCCTGCAGCTGCAAGAAGAACTTTCAGCCCCTGTGATGCTTGTGGCGCGCGATAGCGAAGGCTGGTTGGGGATCCGCGCACGCGCGGAGTTCGACCCCGAGCCGTATATCTACGCATTGCTGGGCGTGCGCGACATCGAATGGGCGCCGTTGCGTCGACGCTGCGAGGCAGAGGGAGTCTGATGTTCAACGCGATCATACCCTTGGCGCAGCCGATCGTCGCCGTACAGGTTGAAGCGGAACAGGTGGCTGGCTCGGCGGCCGCTGAACTGCTCGATCGCCTGGAGATTCACTTCATGCGACCCGTAGTTCTCGTCGCGTGGGACGAGCAAGCTCGCTGTATAAAACTCGGTCATCCGTGTCCGGAAGAAATGCTTACCAGCGAAGATCTGGAATGGCGCCAGTTTGAATTGCCGGTGGAATCGGAAATACCTTTCTGAATCAGGAGAACTGCATGCTTAAAATCCTATTCGCGGCTCTAATCTCAGCCGCCGTATTGTCCGGTTGCGCCGCTCCTACCCAAGTTTCTAGTCCCGACCCGAGAGTGGTGGAATTCAGAAATTACGTTTCCGCAAACCGCCCGAGGGCTGAGGCCGGTCAGATCAAATGGTCGGATTATTATTCTGGGGGCTATCAGCGTGCGGTCGACGCAAATTTCCCAGGCGAATACTTGGCCTTGCTTAATCAAATGATTTGGAATTCTCAGCAATTTGAGAGCGGTAAGATTTCGCAGGAAGAGTTCCAATTTAAACAGCGGGATAATTCAGCGCAACAGCGAACCTTATTACAGCGAACTGCTGAGGCTGAACAGATTCAACAACAGGCACGCACAATGCAGGCAGTCCAGCTGATGCAAGCCATGCAGCCCAAACCTTTGACGCTGGCACCTCTGCCGGCAATTGCGCCCAGTCCGTCCACTCCCTCGACGATCAATCAAGGCGTCTCAGCCTTTTGGACTGGGAAGCAGCAACAGGTCCAGACCGTAACGAACCAGTTCGGCTGGACATGCGAGTATAACTACGCTGGCAGGACGTTCTGGCGAACGTTCGTCGGGACCTGTCCAAGTAGCGTCCAAGTCCAGTAGAACAACGTACCCACAACAGGCCCGCCGCGTGCGGGCTTTTTTACGTCCCTCATAACCCCATCCCCCCGTTTGATACGAATGCACATCGACAGCGCGAAAAATTATACGTTTTCGCATTGACATTCGTAATACGCAATCGTATAGTGTCTCCATCGCAACCGAGCCCAGCAGGGCAGATGGAGACCACGATGAGCCAACTTTTCAAGATCACCCACCGCGTAAACGGCGCCCTGAGCACCGTGGCTGTCGAGGCCCGCGACGCTGACGCAGCACAAGAACTGTTTATCGACCAGTGCGAGGCTGCCGGCGTCGTGCACGACACCATCGTTTCCATCCGCGCTGTCGTCGAGGCCTGACATGGACCGTTTCCCCTACGACGCCGAGGCGCGCGAGCAGCAGCTGCAGCGCCTGATCGACGCCCGCATCCACGCAACCGAAAACGACATCCTGGCCGGCCGCATGGCGATCGTGCGCGCCGTGGCCGAGAAGGCGGGCGAGCAGCACGGCGACCGCAGCCTGAACTGCGACGAGGACGAGGCCGAAGCGCTGGTGCGCGCCGCGGTGCTGGGCAAGTCGACGCTGGTCGGCGCGCGCATCGCCGAGGTCGTGAACTACGCCATCTACGCGTACGTCCTGCCGCTGGCGCAGGCCGATCTGGCGGACACCGAACAGCGCCGGGCCGACGCCGCGCGCGATCAGCGCATCGAGCAGCGCGTGTTCGAACACTTCTTTGCGCATCACCTGCCGGCCTGACCGAATAGGAGCGCCGCGCCCCTTCAACGCGCGGCTTGCCCTGCACTCGGGTCAGCAAATTGAGGGAGTGGGAGCTCGAATGCCCTGGCAGCCGGAACAGACGGCACGAACAGCAGCAGTGCCGAAAGACTGGATGACTTCGCCCTTCAAGACGGTCTCTAAATGTCCACGAAGGACCAGCGATACCGAACCTGTGCAGAGATCGGTGGCAGCCGGGGGAGACCGGCCGCGGGGAAGCATGGAGCAACACAGTTCCGCGTAAAGGCAAAGCCATGCAGCAGTGCGATACGGCGGTACCCAGCCCGCGCCGGAGACGTAACCGGCACCGAACAACAACCGCCGGCGGCGCCGGCCAGAACGAGGAGCAGCAGGATGAGCAGGGAAATGAGCGACATCTACGACGCCCTGATGGCGGCGCAGGCCAGCAACGAGGCCTTGTCGACCTGGGTGCGCAGCATCGACGGGCACGACATCGTGCGCAGTCGCCGCGGTGCGATCCAAGACGGCATTGCCGCGTACCACCGCCTGCAGGGCCTGCTGCGCGACGGCCGCAAGCACATCGAAGTGCCGGACGAGGCGCGCGAGCGCGGCCCGGTCGCCGCCAACCTGACGAAGGCCGACGACGGCTGCCGCCTGTGCGAGACCTGCGAAGGCGTTGGCGTAACGATGATCGCTGCATACGAAGGTGGCGCGCATGTCGAGAAGGACGGCTACTGCCCGGACTGCGATGGCGAAGGCCAAGTCGAGGTGACGTCGTGACCGCCGCCCGCATCGCGCGCCGCCTCGTGCGCAAGATCGTCAAGCCGGTCGTGCTGTGGTGGACGGACCGCGCGCTGCGCGAGGCCGAGGATCAGGCCGACTTCTACATGCACCTGCGCCGGTCGGCCGGGCCCATGGAGCGCCGCCAGCGCGAGCGCACCGTGCAGTTGATCGGCCGCCGCAACGAGATTCGCAACTGGTAATACACCCACACGAGGAACCCATGATCCGCCACATCCGTAACCAGTACCTGCTGTCCTTGCGCGCCGGCTTCGCGCCGCGCAAGGCAATCACGCGCGCCGTGCGCACTTACGTGTTCGGCTTCTGACCATGCGCCCGCCCATCACCATCCGCGCCAGCTCGTTCGGCAGCCTGTTCGACTGTCCCGCGCGTTGGATCGCGATCCACCTGGAAGGGCGCCGCGTGCCGCAAACCGGTATCGCCGCGCTGGGCACCGGCCTGCACGCAGGCACGGCGGCCTTCGATGCCGAACGTCTCGCCGGCCGCGTGCCGTCGTTGTCCGCCGCCGAGGACGCCGCGATCGAGTCGCTGCGCATGCCTCGCGAGGAAACCGACTGGGAGGGCGAGCAGGCGAAAGCCGAAGGCGTCGCCCGTAGCCTGACGCGCAAGTACTGCGTCGAGGAGAGCCCGAAGCACGACTACATCGCCGTCGAGGCCTCCGTCGAGAGCCTGCTGATCGAAGACCTCGGGATCATCCTGTGCGGCACGACAGACCGCGTCGAGCGCACCGATGAGGGCAACGGGATCCGCGACATCAAGAGCGGAAAGCAGGCCGTCGGCACGGACGGCAAGGCGAAGACGCAGGGCCACGCCGCGCAGATGGGCGTGTACGAGCTGGTGGCCGAGGCCGCGCTCGGGCTGCCGATGCGCGCGCCGGCCCAGATCATCGGCCTGCAGACGAACCAGACGCCTGACAAGCAGCGCATCGGCACTGGCGAGATCGTCGGCGCCAAGGACGTGCTGCTGGGCAACGACGAGAACACCGGCTTGCTCGTGACCGCGGCCAAGCTCGTGCACGGCGAAATCCCCGCCTGGGGGAACCCGAAATCCATGATGTGCCACAACCGGTACTGCCCATCCTTCAACACCTGCTTCTGGAGACGCTGAAACATGAACGCACCCCACACCACTTCCCTCGCTCAGCTGCGCACGCCGCAGGAGCAGGCGCCGCAGCGCTACGCCGTCGGTCTGACCGATTCGCAGGGCTTCGAGCTGGCCCAGCGCGCGGCCAAGCTGCTCGCGTCGTCGACGCTCGTGCCGAAGGAATACCAGGGCAACCTGCCGAACTGCGTGATCGCGCTGAACATGTCGTCGCGGGTCGGTGCCGACCCGCTGATGGTCATGCAGAACCTCGTGATCGTGCATGGCAAACCGACCTGGTCGGCCCAGTTCCTGATCGCCACCGTGAACACGTGCGGCCGCTTCTCCGCGCTGCGCTACGAGTTCTTCGGCACGCCGGGCTCCGACGACTGGGGCTGCCGCGCCTGGGCGGTCGAGAAGGCCTCGGGCGAGAAGCTGATCGGCACCGATGTGACGATCGCGATCGCGAAGGCCGAGGGCTGGTTCGGCAAGAACGGCAGCAAGTGGAAGTCGATCCCGCAACAGATGCTGATGTACCGCGCCGCGTCGTGGTGGACCCGCGCGTACGCGCCGGAGCTCTCGATGGGCCTGTCCACGGCCGACGAGATGGCCGACATCATCGACGTCGACCACGACGGCAATTACACCGTCACGACCGAATCGTTGCGCGCGGCCGAGGCGCGGCCGGCCGAGCAGGTGCAGCCGATCGACGCGGCGCAGCCGGCAAAGACCGAGCAGGGCAGCGGCGCCGAAGCGGCGGTCGACTACGACCTGATGTTTAGCCGCATTGCCCAGTGCGGCGACCTGGACGTGCTCGACATCCTGGTCGACGAACTGCGCGCCATGGCAGCGGGCAACGAGCGCACGAAGCTGGAAGCGCTGGCCCTCGATCGCCGCGCTGAACTGGGTGGTGCGCAATGATCGCCGCGCCCACCCTGCGCCTGGGCCAGATCAACGAGCGCCTGGCGCCGATCGCGCTTACGGCCGACGGCCTTGCGCGGCTCGGCTTTGCGCCGGTGGCGACGGACAAGTCCGCGAAGCTGTATCGCCAGTCGGACTTCCTCGGCATCTGCGCGGCGCTGCAGCGGCACATCAGCACCGTGGCCCAGACGAAGGCCGCGTGATGCGCACGGTCTACACCGGCCAGATTGAGGACGAGCTGGCGTTTGCACGCAAGGCTGCCGCTCACTTCGCCCGCGAGCCGAAGCACAGCACATATACCGACGGCGCGATCGAGCCCGGCTGCTTCCTGGCGATTCGCTGGGGGCTGGGCGAGGACTGCGTGGTCGTCGTGAAGCTGGACGACGCGCACGTGCCGACCAACTATGCGGAGATCGTCCGCCAGTTCGAGGTGGCGCCATGACCGGCCAGCGCCCGTGCCTGTGGACGGTCCTGCACTGCAAGCAGCAGGACTTCCAGCAGTTCCTTGGCGTCGACGGCGAGGCCGCCGCGGCGCGCCGTGTGAAGGAAGTCTGCGAGATCACCTCGCGCGCCGAGCTGAACCGCGACGCGGCCGCGCATGCGCGCTGGGATGAGCGTATCCGGCGCGCGTACCTGAAATACCAGCAGGACGCATCGTGATGGACCCGGCGCGCATCCAGTTCCGCCAGCAGGAGCGGCCGCTCATCGAGGACGACGACAACCGCGGCCTGAACTGCCACGGCTGCATGTTCAACCGGCAGCCGGCGCGCGTGTGCCGGGCAGCGGCCGCCGAGGCGATGAAGCGGGGCCTGCGCGACTGCGACGCGGTCGACCAGTTCGGCGAAGTCGTGATTTACGTGGCCACGGACGTGGATCCGAGGCAGATGGATTTGATAGGAGAACAAGCTTGAAGCGCGACGCATTTACCCTGCAGCTCGACCTCGGGCACGAGCTGATCATCGACAACTTCGCCGGCGGTGGCGGCACGTCGATGGGCCTGGAGGCCGCGTTCGGCCGCCCGGTCGACATCGGCGCGAAAGATACGGCATGAGCATCATCCACGTTGCATCGGTCTCCAGCGGCATCGACAGCCAGGCCACGCTGCTGATGGCGATCGAACGCTTCGGCGCCCACCGCGTGCGCGCGATCTTTTGCGACACCGACAACGAGGATCAGGCGGTCTACGAGCATCTGGACTATCTCGAGCGCGTCACCGGCGTGCGCATCGACCGCCTGAAAGCCGACTTCACCGAGCGGATCGCTGCCAAGCGCGCGTTTGTGGCGCGCGACGTCCGCGTGGGCCGCGAGTACGACACCAAGCCGGTGTTCGAAGCAGACGGCAAGACGCCGGTGTGGAAACGTAACGGCCGCGGCGAAATCGTCCTGAACAAGAAAGGCAAGCCAGTCCAGAAGACCGTCAAGGTCGGCGGCGGCCGGCGCGTGCGCTGGTCGAATAAGGCCAAGCGTCGCGCGCTATCGGTCCTGTATCCGACCGGGAACGCGTTTCTGGACCTGTGCATCTGGAAGGGCCGGTTCCCATCCCGCAAGGCGCAGTTTTGCACCGAAGAGCTGAAGCGCAACATGGCCGTCGAGTACCAGCTGGAGCTGGTCGAACAGGGCCACACGGTGGTCAGCTGGCAGGGCGTACGCCGCGACGAGTCGGAGCAACGCAAGGACGCGCTCAAGTTCGAGCCGTTGGGCGGTGGCATGTTCATTTACCGGCCAATCGTCGACATGAACAAAATGCAGGTGTTCGCTTACTGCGCGCAGCGCGGCACCTTGCCGAATCCTCTGTACATGGAGGACTGCGACCGCGTGGGCTGCTCGCCGTGCATCAACTCCAAGAAGAAGGAAATCCACCAGACCCACCGGCGCCGGCCGCACCACATCGTCCGTATCAGCGAGTGGGAACGCATCGTGTCCATGGCCAGCAAGCGCGGATACAGCACGTTCTTCCACAAGGTCGACGACCAGGCTGGCGCCGCACCTTCGGCAATTTACCAGCGCAACCAGGTCTGGCAAGTCATCGAATGGGCGCAGACCACGCGCGGCGGCCGGCAGTTCTCGCTGCTGACCGAGCTGGATGAGCCGACGGGTTGCTCATCGTCCTATGGCCTTTGTGATCAGGGAATCTAATGACCTACCGCTATAAGACCGTCAAGATCGGCGGCAAAACGAAACTGCTGCACCGGCACCTGATGGAGCAGCACCTGGGCCGCGCACTGGCCGCCGAAGAGCACGTGCATCACAAGAACGGCGATCGCCACGACAACCGGATTGAAAACCTCGAAGTGCTGCGCGCTGCGGACCACCTGCGTGAGCACAAGCAAAAGCACGCGCTACAGGCTACGTGCACCGTGTGCCAATCCGTGTTCACTCCGGCACCGACGAAGCGCGCACGCGCGAAAACCTGTTCGCCCGGCTGCGCCAACGTCCAGCGCTCGCGCACCGAGAAGGCGACGAAGGCTCGCCCGCCGGTGTCCGAGGCCCTGATCCGCGCGAACTTCGTGCACGAACAACAACTTGCCCAGGCTGCGGCCTAATGAGGAACCACATGAACAACAAAATCGACCCCTGCGACACCATGCGCGTGAACCTGATCGCGGCGGCCGTCGGCCTGCAGCAGTGCACGAAGACGGCATCGAACATCATCCCCATCCCGGGCGGCGACCGCGTGATCGCGATCGGGACGCCGGCGCAGGTGCGCGGGATGCTGGCGGACGATCCGGGCGCCCTTGCCCGCGTCGGGCAGCAAGCAGGCGAGACTGGTGACTTGCAAGTTGCCGCTGCCGACTTAGCCGAAGGGTTGCGCCGCGATCACCGCAACGAGGTTTTGAATTGGGACCGGCTGCTGGACGCCGCGAACATGATAGACGACCTCCGCGCCCAGCTTGCCAGCGCACAGAAGGATGCCATCCGCTATCGAGTGTTGCGCCAGAACGTACGGCCCGGCGACGTCTCGATCAGCAACACGGAACGGAACGTCCCTCCGAGCCAGAGCCCTGCAGCGCGCATCGACATGCTGTGCGATCAATATATCGCCCGCGCCCAGATCACCAACACTACCGGGAACTGATATGACGAAGCGCCCTGAAAATCCGAACAAGGCCATCGACAACGCGATGGTCGAGGAGGCGATGAAGGCGGTCAGCATCATCCCGAGGCTGAAGCCAGAGGAGCGCGGCCCGTACCTGAGCGCCCTGCTGGCGATCTCCTACAAGCTGCTGCGCACGGTGCATGGAGATGACTTCGTGCGCGGCTGGCTGGAATCTGCGCTCCATGAAGTGAGCACCGAGGCCCCTGATATCGCCATCCGCGAACTGAACTGACCTGGAACTGATATGAACATTGACACCAAAGAATTCCGCGACCTGCTGGGCGACATGCTCGACGCCTACCGCAAAGAGTTGCAGGGCGGCCCGGCGCTCGCATACGAAAAGGCGCGACCCAAGTTCATCGCCCACATCGACGCCCAGCTTGGGGCAGCGCGGGCGGCTGCACTGGAAGAAGCTGCGAGGCTGTGCGAAACGGAAATTTGCGCCTGCTGCTGGTCGTCAGGGGCAGAGGACGCGGCCCTGCATCTGGCCGAAGAAATCCGCGCCCTCGCCACCC